TCCTCCTTTAGCAATCGGGACAGGCGCTAGCCGCCTGTCCCGACTGGGGGTGAAAAGGACCTATGACCAATAGGCTTAATTCTGGCTTGGATTGGCTGGAACAGCGGCTGATGGGCTTCTGTTCCAGCCCGGTGGAGTATCGGCGGGATGCCCAATCACATACCGTCGATGCGGTGTATGGAAAGACGGAATACCAGACTGAAGATGACACTGGTATTTCGGTCGGGGCTTTTGTGTGGGATTTTCTGGTCGAGGCCCAGACGCTTGGGTTTGAGCCAGAGGCGGGCGACATCCTTGTAGCAAACGGCCGGCAATTTGAAGTGATGAACCTGGCTGGACAGGGCTCTTGGCGCTGGACAGGCCCAAACCAAAAGACGTATCGGATTCATACAAAGCTGATTAGCAGGTAGCTGATTAGCTAAAAAACATTCTCCTGCTAACCTGCTAAACAGCTACTCGCTAACCAGCTAAAAAACCGGAGTTTTTTATGACCTGCAGCAATGAACAATATGAAAATGTGTGTAAAGGTGAGTTCGCTGAGCTTCACAAGAAACTCGATGGACTCGATGAGGCCATTCGCGGCAACGGCAAACCGGGTATCCAGGTCCGCCTGGAACCGCCTGGAACAAGACCGGACCAACCGCAGCAAGGTGGTGTGGTTCCTGATGGGGATTGTCTCAACGGTCGTCGGCTCCGTGGCGACAACTTTAGTCCTGGGGTGGCTATGAAACTGGCGATTGACATTGCCGATGCAATTGTAGTCGAACTGAACGGCGACGCATTTAGTGAACCGTTGGTGGTCACGCGCCGGGTTTTACCGGAATACGAGTTGTCTGAGTTGAAGGCATTAACCGTTACAGTTGTCCCTAAGTCCGTGGCGATTGCCAATATCACGCGTCAGTCCAGCAGCTTTGAAGTTGCCATTGATATTGGCATCCAGCAGAAGATTGGCAAGGATACGGATGCAGAGGTCCAGCGTTTAAGCGGCATTGTCAGTGAAATTGTGACATTTTTGAATCGTCGTCCATTAGCTTCGCAGCCCAAGGCCGTCTTTGTCACTATCGCCAATGAGCCGGTCTATGCACCGGAGCATTTATCCGAAAAGCGTCTGTTTACGTCCGTTTTAACCGTCCACTATAAGGTTGTGCAATGACCCCCTCTGAAATGTTACAGGTTGAAGATACGGCCAAGGCCTTAACGGACCGGATTGATCTGTTGCGCAGTAAAGACGGCGCCCAGGCATTTTTGGATGAGCAAAAAAGCAAGGCCCAGATCTTTTTGGCTGACAAGCCGACGGGTAAGGATTCACACGGTCCTGTGTCCATGCAGGACGTCATTGCTATCCAGATGCGGTATATCGAAACGCATCCCCAAACCGTCGTCGACCAGGAAATCCAGCGGCTTATCGAGGAAGAATCCCGCTTAAAGTTCCTGTACCCGGAGGTGTTTAAGTCCCCGGAAGGAGTCAAGGGATGAGCCGACCGCCTATTATGCGAGTGAGTGGACTGGACCATCCTTCCCTCAACGGACTCTATGTCGATAACTGGGGAACCTACAGCGGCCAATATGGCGGCTGGATTGAGTGCTGGCAGGAGGCCCCCGACGTTACGCAATGGCAATGGCGGCTCTATGACGACGAGGAGGATGTCCTGATTTTTTCGGCCGTAACACCATCCCAGGACCAGTTTCCGGCTGTTGATGCCTGGGTTGAGCAAAGCGATGTATCGGCGGACAACTTAGTGATTGAATCGGCCGTTATCGCCATTACCAGTAGCAGCGATGCCCAGATGATTAACTACACCGCTGCAACGCTTTTGGCCCATTACAAACAGACACAGGATATCACATACATCGGGACTGCATCCCCGATAGGAACGCCTTCCAATCGGTTCAGGGGTATCTATGACGGTCAGGGCTATAAAATCTACAACTGGTCGTCCGGGACCACCTATCTGACGGATCGGGGTTTCTTTGGCCAAGTTCAGAAGGCGACGATTGTCAATGTCCATCTGCGAAACAGCACGCTGTATAGCGATGGTCAATCCGGAATGTTAATTGGCGACGCCTGGGGGATGACGATTGTCCGGGACTGTTCGGCGACGGGGGTTCTGTATGCCCGGTATAACAATCAGGGCGGCCTGATCGGGCGAACCAGCGGGGGTATCGTCGAACGCTGCTGGTCGAATGTCACACTCATTGGCCAGACCTACCGGCCCAATCTGGTCAATCTCGGCGGCCTGATCGGTACGGTGGCCAACTGGTCGTTGAGCATGCGGGTCAAGGATTGCTTTGCCCTGGGCAATGTCAGCGGCGGGGCCAATTGCGACAACGTGGGCGGACTAATCGGCCAGGTGACGCAGGATGTCAAGCTGACTATTCTAAATGGCTATGCCAAGGGCCTGGCCTCCGGCCGCAATGCCGTCGGCCAGTTGACCGGCTTAGATGCCGGTACAAAGACCCAAAACAGCTACTGGATCAGCGACAATCCCGCCAGTACCAGCGCCAGCGGCCAGCGTTTATCGCTGGCGCAAGGGCAGGAGCGGGCCAGTTACAATGGCTGGAACTTTAGAACGGTCTGGAACATCTCGCCTTCCGATAACAATGGCTTTCCATATCTGGATGTGCGCCCAGTTCCAGCCATGAAGGGACTCTTTGGACTCAAAAAGTGCCTTTATGGCATGGCCGCTTATCTGTTTAGAAAGGATGCATCAATATGAACGCCTTTATTCTCTATGGGGATTATCTGTTTCCGTATTACCGCTTAGTGCATATGGACGACGGCTGGGTTTGGGATAAAAACGCCAAGACACTGGCGATCGCGCCGGCGTATGGCGATTCCGTGCTGTCGTTAGGCAACAAAGACGCTGTCATAAAGGGCTGGCCGGTTGTCCTGCCGGAGGGACTGCCCAACGGATCATATGATTTTCAGTTGTACGATGCACAGGTACCCTCGGAAACCGACGCGATGGTGACCGGCTGGCGGCTGATTATGCCGCATCGGCTTCTTGTCAATCCCACGGAATTCCCGCTGGATGTCTTTGGAAGGATTCGAACTACACCTGCATAGCACTTATGGCAGCGATGAAGATAAAAAATCTGTTCTTTGACAGTCCCAAGGTGATTCGCTCGGTGGATAAGGCGACACGCAGCGTGCTAAGCCGCTTTGGTGCCTTTGTTCGCAGAACGGCCAAGGGCAGTATCCGCAAGCGAAAGAAGCCGTCGGCTCCGGGAACGCCGCCATCCAGTCATACCGGGCTACTCAAGCGGTTTATCTTCTTTGGCTATGACACACAAAAGCGCAGTGTCGTCATCGGTCCCGAACGGCTCAATCAGAAAAACACCGATGCGCCGCATACACTGGAGTATAGCGGCAGGACTGCCATCGGGAAAAAACGTGTCAAGATTGCCGCACGACCCTACATGGGACCGGCTTTTGAAAAGGAAAAACAAACCCTTCCCGCGCTGTGGAAGGATTCCGTGAAATAAAACCTCAGGCCTCAGGTCTCAGGCCTCAGGCCTAAATTCGACTGTAAGGAGAATTTGAAATGGCTGACTTTTTATTGGGCATGAACGCCAAGATTTATCAGGGCGCTGCGGTGGCGGACCCATCGACCCTGAATCCATCCACGCTGACCGAGATGGGCAACGTCAAGGATGTGACACTCTCTCTGGAGGCTGGCGAGGCCGACATCACGACCCGCGCCAACAGCGGCTGGCGGGCGACAGCTCCGACACTGCGGGAGTGCACCTGCGAGTTCGAGATGGTGTGGAAACCCGGCGATGCGGGATTTGAGGCGATTAAGGCGGCGTTCCTGTCGGCTGGAACCGTGGCCTTGGCGGTGTTAACCGGTGCTCACGATGAAACCGGTGCCGAAGGTCCGGTGGGCAACTGGTCCATTACCAACTTCTCGCGGAGTGAAGCACTGGAAGAGGCCGTCACGGTTAGTGTCACCGCCAAACTCGCCGCGTTTGGTCAGTGGTATGAAGCAGGGAATTAAGAATTAAGAATTGAGAATGAAGAAATGAGGAAACTATGAAATGTTTTAATGATGCGGCCGGACGGACCTGGACGATTGCCCTCAACTTAGGCACGGCTATGCGGGTTAAAGACAAACTGAATATTGACCTCCTGCGTCCTGAAGATGGCGACCCGCCACTGTTAACGCAGTTAGGCACCGATGAGATGCTCTTAGGTGAGGTCTTGTGTGCACTGCTGGAGAGCCAGTTTGAAAAGCACAACGTCACCGATGCGGATGTTCGCATGTCGTTTGATGGTGCCACACTGTTGGCCGGGCAAAAGGCGTTTTATGAGGAACTGATTGATTTTTTCCGAAGCCGCGGCCGCTCCGACCGGGCCAAGGCGGTCGCGGCCCAGATGCAACTGATCGACAAGGCGACGGCCGCCATCGAGGCCAAAATCACAGCGATGGACCTCCAGACGCTGATCGATGGTGCACTGTCTGGCACATCGCCGGATTCCTCGGGGTCGACCCCAGGCCCTTGACGCTGCGAGAGCTTCTATGGATGGCCGAAGGGCATCATCGGGATGCATGGCAGCATACCGCCTCGGTCATGGCGCTGATTGCCAATGTCAATCGCGACCCCAAAAAGACACGCGCATTCAAACCCTCGGACTTTAATCCCTATGTTCCAAAAACATCCCGGCCGGATGTGATTGTCGTTACAAAAGAAAACATTTCACACCTCAAACACTTTTTCACAGGAGACAAAAAATGAAAGATGATGTATTGCACTCGGTATTTAATTGGCTGGATCACAATCGTTACACGGTCGCGTCAGTGGTTATCTTTATCCTGACCATGAGCATTGTGGTCAGCATGACTGGTTGTGAATCAGCAACGACCGGTTTAAGTGTTGCCGCTGATGGGACTGCTCCTAAAGTGTCCCGCAGTGAATTTGAAAGACAGGCACTGGTAGGCGAGAAGGATTTTTCCGTCAAACGCATTGAACTGGATGGGCAGGTTGCCGCATTTAACGAAGAGGTCAATGCATTTAACGAGCGTGTGCAGACCGGATTGGATGATTTGACCCGTCAGGATGAATTTAAACAGCAGTTGTTGGATACTATCGGTGTCGTAGCCATTGGCGCAACTGATGGCACACTGAATCCCGCGGCGCTGGTTCCCATCGGAATTGGTCTATTGGGTGGTGCACTCGGATTGGGTACGTCTGCCGACAACCGGCGCAAAGATAAGGTTATCACCGACCTGAAAATCAACACCTTGGCGACCACGTAAGTATGATTACAGTTGACACAGTTCCCTTAAAACAGGCCAAACAGCTGTGTTTAGCGTATCACTACAGCGATATTTTCCCGCCGCATTGTATGGTATCTCTGGGTTTCTATGATGACCGGGGATTGGGCGGAGTGGCCATCTGGGGTTGGGGTGTGCGGCCTAAGCATACCATTCAACTATTATTTCCGTCGCTGGATACGCCGGACTATTGGGAACTGTGTCGGCTGTGTTGTAGGGAGGACTTGCCGCGTAATACGGAAAGCCAGCTTCTGGCAGGTTGTGCCGACTGGTTCAAGGCCAATCAGCCGGAAAAAGTTCTGCTTTATACATGGGCCGATGGTATCCGTGGCAAACCCGGCTATGTCTATCAGGGCAGTAACTGGCTCTATGGCGGCTATATCAATACGGAAATCTATCTAACCGAAAATAACGAGCCGGTCCATCCACGCCTGATGATTACCCGATTCGGCAGCCGCAGCAAAGCGGTCTGGACCGGCATGGGATTGCGACGCGTTCGCGGTAAGCAGTTTCGATATTGTCAGTTCTTATGTGGCCATAAACAGCGAAAACAACTTCTTCGTGAAAGTCCAATCAACTGGACTAAACAGTATCCCAAGCATGACGATTTAGTGTGGCGTATTGATGCGGGCGAGGGGTCAAGAGAGACCCGCAATCCTCCCAGGATTGAGAGGTCGGGGCAGTTCCGGCAGTCCGCTTTTTCTACACCGCTCCCTCTTTTTGCAGGATTAACCCATGGCTAATACCACTTCCATCCGAGCCGGGCGTGCCTTTGTCGAATTGTTTGCTGATGACAGCAAACTGGTGCGGGGTCTACGTTCTGCGGAACGTAAACTCCGCGCCTTCGGCAACGGTATCCGCACATTGGGCCTAAAAATGATGGCCATCGGGGCTGGATTATTGACGCCGTTGATTGGCTCAGCCAAAGCGTTCAGTTCGATGGGCGACCAGGTCGCCAAGATGAGCAAACGCACGGGTCTTTCTGTCGAGACCCTCTCGGAACTGAAGTTTGTCGCCTCGCAAACCGGAACTGAATTTGCGACGCTGGAAAATGGCTTCCGTAAGATGCAGCGGAGCATCTATGACGCCGGTCGCGGATTGAGTACGGCCGTCGATGCACTGGCGGATTTGGGCTTGACCTATAAGGACCTGGAAGGTCTATCGCCGGAAGAGCAGTTTAAATTGCTGGCCGAGCGAATCGGTAAAATCAAAGACCCGACCAAAAAGGCCGCTATTGCGATGTCGCTGTTTGGTCGAACGGGTACGAATCTTTTGCCGATGTTCGAACAAGGTGCTGCAGGAATCAATGCACTACAGGAAGAAGCCCGGCGGTTGGGCCTGACAATGCGAAGTGAGGATGCCAAGGCCGCCGAGGATTTTACCGATGCGATGGACCGGCTCTGGAAAGTCGTCAAAATGACGGCCTTTCATGTCGGTGCGGCCTTAGCGCCCGCCTTACAGAAAATCACGGATGTCATTACCAATATTGCCGTCAAGATCAACGCCTGGATACAAGAAAACCATGCGGTCATTGTCAGTATTGGCAAGATTGCATTAGCAGTTATTGCTGGTGGTGCTGCACTGGTGGTGTTGGGCACGGCTATAAGCGGATTGGGGCTTGCTTTTGGCAAAATCAGTGCCGTGATTACCGGCGTGGGCACGGTGTTTAAGATGCTCGGTTCAGCGATTGCATTTTTGGTCTCACCCATCGGTTTGGTTATTACCGCCATCGGTGCCTTGGGCGTATATCTGGTCTATACGACCGATGTGGCAGGCAAAGCCCTCGATTGGCTGGGGCAGAAGTTTTCCATTCTCGAGGATGATGCGATTGCATCTTATCAGGGGATTGCCGACGCGATGGCCGCTGGCGATATTGCCTTAGCGGCTAAGATTCTGTGGCTGACACTGAAGATGGAATGGACGCGAGGCGTCAATGTCCTGGAAAAAGCATGGCTCAACTTTCGCAACTTCTTCATCCGCATCGGGTATGACGCTTTTTATGGCATGGTGGCCGCCGCCCAGACAGTCTGGCACGGCCTGGAAGTCGGCTGGATTGAAACGACGGCCTTTTTCAGCCGTTGCTGGCAGGGATTTGTATCGTTCTTTGCAAAAACCTGGGAGAACATCAAGGCCGGGGCACAAAAGGCGTGGAACTGGATTAAATCTCTGTTCGATGATTCTTTCGATCTTCAAACTGAAAACAAGATGGTCGAGGACCAGCGTCAGCAGGCCATCGCATCAATCGAAGATGAAAAACAGCGAAAGCTCGCCGAACGCGAGGCCGAGCGTCAATCCCAGCGGGACCAGGCGGCCCGGATGAATGATGCGACACTGGAAGAGATCGGCCGTCAACATGCCGAGAAGTATCAGGCCCTGGATGATGAATACAACGCCCGCATGGCTGAAAACACCAAGGATTTAGAGGCGGCACGAAAGGAATGGAAGGACTCTATCAGCCGGGCCAAGGATAAACGTGCCGAAAAAGAACTCGCAAAACCCGAAGCGGTGGAAAAAGCCAACACTGCCTGGATGGATGTCGGGGACGTTCTGACCGAAGCGGCCAATAAAATCAGCGTCACCGGAACCTTCAATGCCACCGCGGCCTGGGGACTTGGCACCGGCAGTGCCGCCGACCGGACCGCCAAGGCCACCGAGGAAACCGCCCGCAATACCAAACGGATTCTCGATGAATCCCGTAACAATGGAGCGACGTTCACATAATGAGTGTTACTGTCAGTGAAAAATTTCAATCCCGTGATGTCGTCCGCGGCACCAACCCATCGGCACAGCTGAATTTTGTGATTCAGGGCACGGATGATTACGACGAGGCGCTGACACAACTGGCCAGTAAGGCACCCCAGGCATTCGATAATCTCCCGCGTCTGAGCTATAGAATTGAACCGATTGCCGAGGCGATCTGGCTGGGCAATGCTCGGTATGGTTATCAAAGTACCCAGCCAACGGGAGAATCGGTGTATCAATTCGACACCGGTGGCGGCAGTCAGCATATCACCCAAAGCTTAGGAACGGTCCGACGCTATGCACGGCCGGGTGCTGTTGCCGGAAACTTTATGGGTGCCATTGGTGTGACCGCCGATTCGGTCGAAGGCGTGGATATCACCGTTCCCGTCTACAGCTTCAGTGAGGTCCACTACAAAAATAGAGCATTTGTGGATGATAATTATAAAGCCACGCTGTTTGAATTAACCGGAACGGTCAACAGCCGGAACTTTCGCAAGTATGCCGCCGGAGAAGTTCTGTTTTTAGGGGCCAGCGGCACTAAACGTGGCTCGGATGACTGGGAACTGGTTTATCGGTTTTCGGCCAGCCCGAATATGTCAGGAATCGTCGTTGGCGATATTGGAGGCATTGCCAAAGCGGGATGGGAATATCTGTGGGTTCAGTATGTCGATGCCGAAGAT